AAAGAGCAAAGGGAAGGTATCGAACAGGATATGGCACCCTTTGGATTCGTTGATGATGGTCTAGGTGAAGAAACATTCGTAGATAAAGAAGGAGATGTGTGGCAAACTAATAATAGACCTGATGTTATGGATGAGTATGGTAATAAATCCTATATGTGGGAGTATCTATCATGAATGAAGCATACACAGAAGTTCAGAAACTAGTAGAGTTCGAACATCTGATGTTTAAAGAAAGAGTTTGTCGTGTATGTGGTAAAGAGAAGTCTTTATTGGATGATTTCTACATGACACACAGAGATAGAGGTAGTAGTTTGACTGCCTTCTCATATGAATGTAAAGTATGTACAATAAAGAGAACAGCAAGGAGAGGAAAGGTAAAAGAAGAAGTAGATTTATATCCAGACTGGTAGCTTCCCCAAAATTTCCCCGTGTAAAGTAACTATTTTCTAAATATTAGTAGCATTCCAGTCACTGACTAATAACGGAGTATAACAGATGGCAAGCACACAAGCATCACCAGGTGTTGTCGTACTAGAAAGAGATCTGACCCATACCACCAACGCAACGGTTGATAACGTTGCTGCGATATGTGGGGCATTTGAGAAAGGACCTGTAGAAGAAGTCCAAACTATTTCTAGCGAAAGAGAATTAATTGACACTTTTGGTAAACCGAACGATTACAACTATGAGTATTGGTTCTCAGCAGCACAGTTTCTACTATATGGTGGATCTGTTAAGATTGTTAGATCAGATAACTCATCACTAAAGAACGCAATCGATGCAACTACTATAATATCAACTTCTTTTAGTGCAACTGATACAACCCTTACAGTTATATCTGCAACAGGATTTGACATCAATGACTACATCAAGATTGATGCTGAGATATTAAAAGTTACTGCAATATCAGGTAATGACGTTACCGTAACTCGTGGAGCATTCAGCACATCTGCTGTATCTCACGCTGCATCATCACAAATAACACTTATAGAACCAGCTGGAACTGCTTCTACTGTTAACGAAGGTGGTACTTACACTGATTCAGACACAACTCTTACAGTTACATCTGCAGCTACACTGGGTGTACAGAATAACAGTTACATCTTAATCGATACTGAGATTTTACAGGTAACAAACATTGCTACTAACGATCTTACAGTCACACGTGGTGCTCTAGGTACAACTGCAGCAGCACACACTGACGGATCTGCGGTATCTTTACAGACAGTTACTACAAACAAGACCACAATAAACGAAGAAACTTCTTCAGGTGTTACGCCACCTATCATTAAGAACATCCAGACTTACGAAAGTACTACGGAAGATGCTTCTAATGACTTTAAGTGGGCAGCAAGAACACCAGGTATCTACGGAAACTCAGTAAGAGTTATCGCTACAGACGCTGGTCCTGACCAAGTTCTTTGGTTAACTGCTCCTTCATCAGGTAATGAGTGGAAGTTTACACCTGGTTCTGGTGTTAACGTAAGTGCTTCTAACGTATCATCTAAAGTTTATAGTTACTCTTTAATAGTTACATTCGAAGCAGGATCTAACTTAGTTGGATCATTCGAAGCAGATAACTTCTACACTGCTGTTGCAGGAAACGTAACAGGTAGAGTAGTTGCTTATGATGCAAACTCTAGAAGGATCGAACTATCAGTTGATGACACTGGTTCTGACTACCTAGAAGTTGGAGACACAGTTACTGAACTAGCAAACAGTGGTGGATCAGCAGGATCTGCAACTGGAGACAGTGCAGTCGTTTCTAAGATTCAGAGAAGACTAACAGTTGCAAACAACGAAGGTTCAGAAAAGTTTGCTGCTAACATGGTAATTAAGGATTCTTCCTCAGTATCATCTGGCGACAACACTGGTGACAACGTAACTATCGGTGCTATAGAAGATGAGTACGATTCACGTTACTATGGTCCTAACCAGAAATGGTCAGCAATTGCACCTAGACCTGGTACTTCACAGTACGTTTCAGATCGTGGTGGTTTCAGAGACCTAATGCACATCTTAGTTATTGATGGAGACGGTGGTATCACTGGTGTACCTGGATCTGTTCTAGAAAAATTCCTAGACGTATCTAAAGCAAATGATGCTAAGTCACCTCAAGGACAGAACTTATACTACAAGGATGTAATCAAACTCAACTCCACATACACATGGTGGGGTTCACATGAAGCAATCTTGATCTTCGATGTTGACGGTACAGCAACAGGAGATATCGGTAGTTCATCAACAAACAGAAAGTTTGACCTATTAAAGAACAACTCTGCAATCTTAAGTGCAGATGATCCAACAGGTGCTAACCCTTCTGCTATCCCTTTACTATACACTAAGAATTCTTCTACTGTTAAGTACAGTCTTCGTGGTGGAGTTGACGGATACACACTAGACAAAGATAAGTTATTTGATTCATATGACTTATTCTCTGATCAGGAAACAATCGAGATCGATTACGTTCTCATGGGTCCTGCGATGAGCAACCTTACAGACAGTACAGCAAAAGCACAAAAGATGCTTGACATCGCTGCAGTACGTAAGGATTGCATGGCATTCATATCACCTCCAAGAGATAGAGTGATAGGAGTACCAAGCACAAACACTATCGTGGATCGTGTTATTGAGTTCTTTGATTCATTATCTTCTACATCTTACGGTGTGTTCGATAATAACTACAAGTACATATATGACAAGTACACTGATAAATATAGATACTTACCATGTAATGCTGACATTGCAGGACTAACATTAAGTACAGCACTTAATCAAGAACCATGGTTCTCACCTGCAGGATTCTCTAGAGGACAATTACGTAACGCTATTAAACTAGCATACTCACCTCTAAAAGAACAGAGAGATAGATTATACTCTGCAAGAGTTAACCCAATCTGCTCCTTCCCAGGACAAGGCATCGTACTTTACGGTGACAAAACTGCTCAAGGCATTGCAAGTGCATTCGATAGAATTAACGTTCGTCGTTTATTCCTTGTAATTGAGAGAGCAATCTCAGTTGCTGCTAAGTCACAACTCTTCGAAATGAATGATGAGTTCACCAGACAAGGATTTAAGAACATAGTTGTTCCTTATCTTAGAGGTGTTCAGGCAAGACGTGGTGTTGTAGACTTCTTGGTTGTGTGTGATGAGACAAACAACCCTGCAGATGCAGTTGACAGAGGAGAGTTCTTCGCTGAGATCTTCGTAAAACCTACAAGATCAATCAACTTCATTACACTACAATTCACAGCTACGAGGACAGGTGCTTCGTTCGCTGAAATCGTATCTTAATTCCCGTTAGGTAAAAACAATGCCAGACCAACTTAAAAAAAGTATATTAGACTTTAGAACCCAGATCGGTGAGCTAGCACGCCCCAATCTGTTCCAAGTCCAACTATCATTTCCTACTATAGGAACTGATGGTTCACTTGCAGGTGGAAATACACAAGACGATGCTGATAAAGAACCGTCTTTCGTATCCACAGATGGTACACAACTAAGTACCTTCATGATCAAAGCAGCACAGTTACCTGCATCTACAATAGGTGTAGTAAACGTTCCTTTCAGAGGAAGACAGCTTAAGATTGCAGGAGACAGAACATTCGAACCATGGACTATTACAGTTCTAAACGATGAGAACTTCAGACTCCGTAGACAATTCGAAGCATGGGCAGCAGCAATTCAGGACTACAGAGTTAACATCTCAGGTAGTAACACAATAGGTGACTATCAGAAAGATGCTAGAGTTCAGCAGTTCGATAGAAAGGGTGTTAAATCAAAAGAATATCATTTCGAATCAATCTGGCCATCAAACATTTCCGCAATCGATCTAGATTGGGAAAGTAATGATACTCCAGAAGAGTATACTGTAGAGTTCCAAGTACAATACTGGACACCAGTGAACATGAGCAACACTGCTAACACAGACTAGCATTGTTAAAACTTGATAAATATGTTATGATACAGTAAACACGGGAATATTTGATGTCTCAATTATTTGGTTATTCGTTAGATAGAAAGAAGGCTAAGGGTACGAAAAGTACCGAGCCTTCTTTTGTGCGTAAGGAATCAGAAGATGCTGCGAGTCCAATAGTTGCAGGTGGTTATTTTGGTCAGTATGTAGAGATGGGTGACGCTGCTAATAAAGCAAGCGAAGCTGATCTTATTGGTCGTTATAGAGAAATGTCTCTTCATCCAGAAGCAGACTCTGCAATCAACGAC